GTTCAACGACATTCCGTCGACAGAGCCGATCACCGACTGGTCGCACATCTTCGCCCGGTTCAATCTCGACCCGGCCGAGTTCGAGATCGTCGGCGACACGGTCCGTTGCTCCACCTGGCAGCAGTCGAAGCGCACAGACGGCGGCGACCGTGACGTTGTGCAGCTCTACTCGTACCGGGCGCTCTTCCGCCGCAAGCGTGAGGCGATCGACTTGCCCGCGCTGTACGCCGCCGCCGCACAGAAGCCGCCCCGGCCGCTGACGCCCTCTGACAACGACCGAACGATGGTCGTCGTACTCGCGGACGTTCAGGCCGGGAAGACGGGCGCACGCGGCGGCACACCGGAGCTGCTCGAGCGCATGGCCGACGTTCGCCGTCGTCTCGAGAAGCGTCTACGTGCGCGCAGGCCCGCGCGGCTCGTGCTTGCGGAGGCCGGCGACCTGTTCGAGGGCTTCGAGTCCGGCGGTAACCCCATGTTCACGAACGACCTGTCGCTCGCGCAGCAGATGGATCTCGTCGCGACCGAGCTGTTCGAGTTCGTCAAGCTGATGGCGAGATTCGCTCCCGTCGAGGTCATGGCCGTGCCGAGCAATCACACGGCCTGGCGAAACGGGAAGCAGAACCTCGGCCGTCCGTCCGACGACCTCGGCTTGCTCGTGCATCGACAGGTTGCGAAGCTCGCGCAGGTCGCGGGGCTCAATGCGCACTGGAACTTCCCTGCGGATTACGACGAGTCGATGGCGCTCGACGTCGGCGGGGCGATCATCGGGCTTGTGCACGGCAATCAGTACCCGCCCGGTCGGGCGAAGGACTGGTGGGCGAAGCAACAGCACGGCGGCCAGCCGGTTGGCAGAGCCGACATCCTCGTCACGGGTCACTATCACCACCTCGTCGTGTGGCCCACGGGCCGGAACCCGCACACGGGCCGGCCGAAGTGGTGGCTTCAGGCGCCCACGCTCGACAACGGCTCGGACTGGTTCCGGAACGTGCAGGGCGACGACAGCTCGCCAGGGCTGCTCGTTTTCGACGTCACGTCGGACGGGTTCGACCTGCAATCGCTGACTGTGCTTTAGGCCGGTCACTCAAGCTTCACCGGATTAAGTCCGGTGACGGCAACCCCGGAAGCCGTAGCAATGCGGGGCGCGAGGTCGTGGCGCGAGACACCACGACGCATGGGGGGTCGTGCAGGTGCACGGGTCAAGTGACGGGACGCCGTCGCGCCGCGATCGCCGGGTTCGATACCCGGCCCCCTAACGAAACCGCGAGCCTGGGGCGCGGTATAGAAGTGCCCCCGCGACTTTGAGGGAGACGCAATGGAGCACGACCCGACCGAGCGAGACGCGGCGAAGCGAGCGCTCGAGGACTTCTACGGCGGCGAGGTGCCCGACTCGACGGTGGATCGCGTGATCGTGATCGACGTTGAGCCGGTCGTGCTGTCCGTGAACTGACCATCACCAAAGAAGGGGCAGACAGATGGCTGAGAGCAAGAAGGAAACGATCGAGCGGCTGCGGGACGAGCTGTTCAGGACGCAGGGTGAGCTAGGACGGCTTCGATCTGCGAACTCGCACTACCAGCACGCCGAGAATGCGCGGCGTGCTGCGGAGGTGAAAGCGGCGCAGCGGGAGCAGGACCGCAAGCGTCGCGAAGCAGAGCGGAAGCGCCTGGACGACCTCGCCTCCGGGCTGGTCGACGTCGCGTCCGCGGACGTCTCGATCCACTGGGACAAGGGCGCCGAGCCGACTGTGTCGATCGAGCTGAAGCTGCCGCGCCGTGAGGCCGAGGTGCTGAACGACTTCATCGTGACACGCGACAAGCCGGTGTCGACTCCGCACCTGCACATGTACCTTCCCGACTGGTCGTCGCTGCGGCAGACGGTCCTCGCGGGTGGTCGCATCCGATGACGGATGCCGCAGCCGATGCCGTGGTGATCTTTCAGAAGATCGTCGCGGGGAGCCTGGTTGTCGCTGTGGTCGATACGCACACGGACGCCGGCCGCGTCGTCATCCTCGCGAACGGTGCCGAGCCCGCGCTGACGCTCGACGTCGCCGCGTTCGCGGAGCTGCTTGCCGCGGCAGGCGTCGTGCTCGACGTCGCACGTCAGGTGCCGGAGACAGCCGCGAGTGATCAGTCGGCAGAGCCGGACGAGGTCGACGAGCACACGCTCGAGCCGACCGCATGAGTACACCCGATCTCTTGATCGAGTAGGAACGCCGGGAGCCCCGCCATCGTGCGGGGCTCCCGGCATGTTGAGGGGCAGACAGGCATGGTACGAAACATCGCCGTGGTGATCCTGAAGCGCGAGCGCGCTCAGGCCGCACGGGAACTCGAAGACGCCCGAGCGGCGCATACTAAGGCCGTCTCGACGGCGAACCGCGCGATCGAGGATGCCGCGACGCTGGTCGGCGTCCGCACGCACGCGCTCAACGAGCTGGACGTCGCGATCGAGACTCTCGAGGCGACGCAATGAGCTGCGGGCGTCAGGCTTGCGCCTGCGAGAAGTTGCCGACGCCGGTCCCGCTGATCGGTGCATTGCATCAGGCCGCCGCGGGCGCTCCGGTGCTCGTGGTCGCGGAGAGGCATCAGCGGATCCCGGAGCTGCTTCACGCAGCCCGTGCGTACGCGGGAGCCGACCCGGACATTAAGATTCGGCGCTCGGCGGGCAACGAGCAGATCACCTTCACGTCGGGCGGGCGAATCCGCTTCATGACGGTGCGCCAGGTCGTGGAGTACAGCGCGGCACGTGGGCACAGCGTGAAGCACCTGTACCTACCCGCCGCCGCTCGCTTCGACCAGACGCTGAATCGCGAACTGATCCCGTGCACGGCATCCCACGCTGATGCGTCGATCACGTACACGGGAGAGCTGGGCCGGTGAAGCGCCTGGTCGTGGTCGTGGTGATCACGGCACTGTGGCTCGCCCCGTACTGGCTGGCACAGCCGGCCAAGGCCGAGCCAACAGGACGGAGCATCGTCGCCCGTGCATTCGGGGCCGATGTGCCTGCTCGAGGGGAGGACCGATGGCGGGAGTCAGATCGGGTCGCCCCTGGCAGAGAGCGCGTGAGCAGGTCTTCCGTGAGGAAACGCACTGCCGCATCTGCGGCGGCGAGGTTGATAAGACGCTCCCATATAGGGATCCCCGCACTGGGAAGCCGAACCCGCTGAGTAAGTCCGTGCATCACCTTGACCCGCACCCCACGAGGGAGAACGTCGCACGACGTGACCGGCTGAGGCTTGCGCATCTCGGATGCAACTCGAGCTTCGGTGATGGCTCACGGGTGAAGACACGCACCTCGAGACGATGGTGACAGGGGGTCGGTGCAGGGGATGCGCTGGGGGTCGAAAGACAGCCCGGCACAGACTCCCGTACCGACCCCCGGTGTGCATCCATCACCTATAGAGAGTGCACCGCACACCGTAGGGCAGGCACAGCAAGCACAGTGAGTCGCAACGAAGCGACCATGTGCCACACATGGCATGCGAACGCACCCGAAAGGGTGGGGAAATGCCGCATCGAACATGCGTTCGAGCACCCCTGGGGGTCACCCCCTGGCCGAATCGCCCGGAACCCCGCCGGGGAGTCTTCATCTCTCTCCCCGTGTTAGGTCAGAGATCTTTTCGAGGGGGTGCGCCATGGCGGCTCGACGCCCCGCGAACCCGCATCGTCTCGGCGATCGCGGCCTGAAGCTCTTCCGCGACATCACTAAGTCGCGGACGTTGACGCTGCTCGAGGAAGAGCAGCTCGTCGAAGCCTGCCGGATCGCAGACCGACTCGCGAAGTTGAACGACCTCATTGACGGCAGCGAGGACGCGTGGTTCCGACTGAAGCTCCCGCGTGCCGATGACGGCGTGATCGAAGTGCTCATCAATGACCCGATGAAAGAGGCGCGCATGCATGCGGCTGCCTTCCGCCAGCTCATGGCGCCGTTCGAAGGCGCTGCCGCCGCTGGTGAGTCGCCGGGGGAGGTGCCGTCGAATGTCTCTGACATCAAGAGCAAGCTCCCCGCGGCGGCGCAAGGTGGTTCCGCCACGCGTAAGAAGCGTTCCGAGGTCTAGTGGGACCGCAGGCGATGCCGCGATCGAGCTGTACGAACTCTCCGGCAACGTCCTGGACGAATGGCAGCGGGAGTCGGTGCGTGACGCGCTGGCGCTCGCCGCCGATGGGCTGTGGGCGGCGTTCGAGTTCGCTCTGATCGTGCCGCGACAGAACGGCAAGGGCGCCGTTCTCGAGTGCATCGAGCTGGCCTTCCTCGTACTGTTCGACGCGCGACTCGTGATCCATACGGCGCACGAGTTCAAGACTGCGCAGGAAGCCTTCATCCGCATCCGGACCGTGTTCGAGAGCACTCCTGAGCTGTTCGCGCTCGTCAAGCGGCGCGGCGATCGCGTCGTTGGAATCCGCAACGCGAACGGCGAAGAGGGCATCGAGCTGCAATCCGGTGCGCGGCTCCGCTTCCTCGCCCGGTCGAAGGGCTCGGGCCGCGGGTTCACCGCCGACCTGATCATTCTGGACGAGGCGTACGACCTGCCCGAAGAGACGTTGGCCGCGATCATGGCAACGTTGACGGCGGTCCCGAACCCGCTCATTGTCTACACTTCGTCGGCCGCTCTTGACTCGTCGGAGGTTCTGCGTCGCATCATGGCGCGCGGTCGCCGCGAGGACGGGCGCCCGAAGGATCCGACGCTCGCGTATCGCGAGTACAGCGCAGATCCGAAGGCCAACTTCGACGACCCCGAGGTGATGCGGGGCGCGAACCCCGCGACCGAGTCGGGCCGCGTCACGATCCCCAAGCTGCTGAAGATCCGAGCTGCGACGCCGAGCGACGCGAAGTTCGGCCGCGAGCATTTGGGGATCCTCGACGAGTCCTCCGGCCAGCGCGTGATCGACTCCGAGCGGTGGGCGGCGCTCGCCGACGAGGACTCGATGATGTGGGGCGGCGTGCCTCGCGTGCTTCGTCGCGGCGTGACCAGCATCGGCATTGACGTGAACTTCGACGGCTCGATGTCGTCCGTCGCGCTCGTCGGCCGCCAAGCCATCCACAAGGGCGGGCGCTGGCAGGCCGGGCCGAAGCTTCAGGGCGAGATCATCGCCCGCGACCGCGGCACGGGCTGGGTCGTCGACTACGTCAAGGGCGTGATCCAGCGATGGGGACCGATCGAGGTCGTTCTCGATGCGAAGGGTTCCGCAGGGAAGCTGCTTCCCGCGTTCGAGGCCGAGTCGATCGAGATCACGAAGATCAACTACAGCGAGCACGTTCAAGCCTGCGGCTACTTCGAAGAGCTGATCATGGGGCCGGTCGACGACCACGGCCGCCACGATCCCGCAGCGGCGAAGCTGTTCGTTCACCTGAACGACGCGCACCTGAACGACGCCGTCGAAGCTGGCCGCAAGCGCACCCCCGGCGAGGCCGGCGAGTGGCTGTGGCACCGCCGCGACACGACAGACATTTCCGCGCTCGTCGCGCTCACGCTCGCCGTCTACAGCTTCACCCGGTCCGAGAACCGGGAGCCGGAACGGCAGCGCGTATCGAACGCGATGTACGCATTCAACTGAGGGAGGCCGCATGGATCTCGAGACAGCGAAGCGGCGGGCCTCTGAAGGCTACGAAGCGTTGCGCTCGGCCGAGCCGAAAGCCAAGGAACGCGAAGAGTACGTTCGCGGCGAGCAGCGCGACCCGTGGGCGCCGGAGGGTATCGGCGACGAGCATCTGACCCTGCGGAAGCAGTCGAAGGCGAACTGGGTCGGGCTCGCAGTGTTCGCGCCGATCCAGCGCCTCCGATTCGAAGGGATCCGCACCGGCAACGGCAAGGAGGCCGACCGCAAGGTCTGGCAGAACTTCTGGGCGGCGAACAAGCTCGAGGCGCGGCAGACGATCATCTACGAATCGATGATGACGCACGGGCGTGGCATCGCGAGTGTCTGGCCGAACGTCCGCAACATGCAACAGCCAATCGTGCGCCCGCAGTCGGCGCGGAACGTCTACCTCCACGCCGACCCCGCCGACCCGTTCGTCACCGACTGGTCCGTGAAGATCGTCGAACGTGCTGCCGCCCTACCGAACGGGCTCATCCTCCCGGCCGGCGTGCGTGAAGCGAAGACGATCGCGTACGTCTACGACGACAACTCGTGGACGCGCCTCCGGCAGGAGGGCAGCGGCTGGCAGTTCGAGGACGAGGGCACGCACCCGCTGAAGGCGAATCCGTTCGTGTCGTACGACTATCGACCGAGTGCGAACAGCGAGATCTTCTCGCCCGTGGATCCGCTGATCCCGCAGCAAGACGCGATCAACACGATCCGTTTCAACATGCTCTTGGCGATGCAGTTCTCCGCGTTCCGTCAGCGCGTCGTGACCGGGTTCGACCCGGTCATGCGCGACGAGAGCGGGCAGATCGTCTACCGCAAGAACGCGGACGGCTCGATCTTCCGCACGTCAGACGGGCGCATGGTGCCGCTGCTGAACGACTTCGGTCGCGCGGCAGTCGACCGCATGCTCGTGTTCAACGGGGACCAGACGAAGGTCTTCGACATGCCCGAGTCGAACCTCGCGAACTACGTCACCATGCTCACTGAGTTCCTGACGCAATTCTTCGCAACCGCACAGGTGCCGCCGCAGTATCTGCTCTCGCGGATGGCGAACCTCTCCGGCGACGCGATCTCCGGCGCCGAGTCGACGCTGACCAGCCTGCTTGGCGAGCTGAAGCGGTACGTGCAAGAGGGCTGGGGTGAAACCGCCACGCTCTGGTGCCGTGCCGCCGGGATGTCCGAACCGGATCCCGACATGGAGCTGCTGGCCGCCGACACCGAAGTGAAGAGCTTCGCTCAAATCGTCGATGGCATTCAGAAGCTCATCGCCAGCGGCTTCCCACGCGAAGGTGCCTGGGAGATGATCCCCGGCGCCAATCAGGCCAAGGTCGAGCGCTGGGTCGGCATGGCCGACAAAGAGCTTCAGCGCGAGATCGAAGCGCTCGTGAAGCAGGAGATGCCCGATGACGACACTGCCGACAGCGGCGCGGCGCCACTACAACGCGCAGAGGCAGATCGCAGCTCGAACGCTACGATCAGCTAGGCGGCTCTGGTCCCGAGTCGGGACCGAGTTCGACACCGGATGGGCGCTCATCGGCGCAGATCTGACAGCGCTCGTCACGGCCGCCATGCGCGAGGCCGCCGAGGGTGGCATCGCCTACGTGCCCGAGGTGCTCGAGGAAACCGAGCAGTCCGCGGCCGGGCTCGCCGCCGTCAACGCGGCGGCATTCGCCGGCTGGACCCGCGAGGGCGCCGCGGTCGACGACGTGCTGCACGGCGCGATCGTGGTCGCGAAGCAGGCCATCGCGGACGGGCATACGCCACATGGTGCGCTGATCCTCGGCGGGCGGTCACTGAACCGGGTCATCCCGACCGTGATCGCCGACGCCGACCGCGGCGCCGTGCAGGTCAGCATCACATCGACGCCGAGCATCGGCGGCTATGTCCGGATGCTCAACGGTCCGTCGTGCAAGCGCTGCATGGTGCTCGCCGGCCGCTGGTACGCGTGGAACGAAGGGTTCCAGCGGCACCCACGATGCGACTGCCGCCACATCCCAGCGTCGGAGGACCGCGCAGGCGACTGGCAGACGGACCCGTACGCGGCGTTCCGCGCGCTCAGCCGAGCAGAGCAAGATCAAATCTTTGGCAAGTCCCAAGCGCGCGCGATCCGTGACGGGGCCGACATCTTCCGCGTGGTCAACACTCGAGCACTCCGAGACGAGTCGCCCAGTGCTGACCGCCCGCGCATGACGGTGGATGAGATCTACCGGGCCGCCGGGACGCGAACCCGCGCGATGCGCCTGCTCGCCGATCAGGGCTACATTCTGCCCGGCGGCCAGGTGCGCGAAGGCGTCATCGGGTACGGAGATCTCGGCCTCGACTCGAAGGGCGCTCACTTCCTCGGAGCTGGCGCGCTCGGCCGAGGCGGAACGCGCATCGGCGCGACGCAGGCGCACAGGCTCGCCGCGACCACAGGGCGCCGTGACCCGCTGAACAGGGTCACGCAAACCGCCGCCGAGCGGCGACTCGCCGAGGCCGTCCTATCGGCCCGCGCGGTCGCGCAGGGACGAAACCCGTACAGCACGACCGGCCGGAAGCTCAACGCCGCCGCGCGGGAACGCGCTGCCCGCGAGCTGGCAGACGAGCTGAGGAAGCTCCGCGGCACCTATCGGGGCGAGAAGTTCGCGCACCCGACGCAGGTTCACAGACTCGCCGACTTGCTCGGCGTCAAGTACTGACAGAGAGGGGCAGACATGCTCACACGACGGCTTCCGCCGTTCCTCGCGCTGAATGGCGCTGAGGCATCCGGGACGGCACCCGC